GGATAATATCGAAGGCACTGTCTTGCAACAACTCCCATGATACTTTCAGTGCATCGGTGTATTTGTACGCATCCATTACCTTTTGGGTGTATGTAATATCCTGTACTGCAATTGCGCCGGATTCAGCGGTTTTCACGGCTGCACGTCCGGTAAAGTCCCGCGAAGGGAAAGTGATTTGGTTGCCGCTGTCAGTGGTACGGATTCGGCCTGCTTGTAAAATGCCTGAATAGTCCTTCATCAATCCGATCATTTCGGTTTGAAGTTCTACCGGAACCATGTAACCACCCAAACCGGCTGTACCCGCTATTTGGGTGCTGGTGCCACGCGTTTCGATTTGGTGGACAAACATACGGTTTGCAATGGCTTTTTCTTCATGCGTTAACCGTTCGTAGCCAACCCGCATCGAGCGCTTAAATACTTCCATTTGTTCATCCTTCGCGTCGGTGTTTGGCTTGCGGCCCTGTTCACCGGCTGCGCGTTCCTGTTTTTCAAAGAACTCACTGGCGGCACCTTTTTCAATTTCTTCGAGGCGCTGGAAATTAGCGAGGCGCTGCTCAAGGTCGGATTGAACTTCATAGGCTTTATCGAAAGACGCTTGCAGTTCTTTTTTGCGGGTTTCGTCAATGCCGTCGGTCGCTATTAATTTTGCGGCGTCTTTCATTGCAACAACCGCCTCATCGTGTTTTTGCTTTAAAGCACGAAAATCTGTCATAGTGTTTGTTTGTTTATAAATTTATGAATTGCGTCCGCGCTGCTTGTGCAATCCGGAGGCGGTTTTGATTTATTTGTAATTGCCGGGCATACGCCGTAACGTCTTCAGGTTCTGTTTCTGGTTCCGACGTTTCAGGCGGCATATCTTCGCCGGGCTTTTCTTCGTCGGTATCAACTTCGATTTCAAGTTCCACCTTCACTTTTGCGCGGTCTTCCAATTCTTCCGGGCGAACCGGTAAAAACTTGTTACGTTCTTCCCGTAGACTGTTATTTTCCCGTGCATCCGCGCTGCTGGATTGATACGCCGGGTATGTCACCGGTGAAACGTCGTATAATGTGCGGCCCTTTACCAATTCCCGAACTTCAATTTCACCGCCATAAGTCAGGCGGCTAACCACGTCCTCCGGGAAAACACCCGCAAAGTTTGCAGCCGGAACGGTGTACCATTTGGCTTCGGCGACAGTAAAAGCAAAAGAAGATTTGTAGATATAACCGCCTTTTACCTCTGTATATGTGTCGTTACCGGTTACGGTATCAGGTACGGTCGCCTCGTAATCCAACCCTTCCGGCAAAAATGACAATTGAAGGGTATTGTTTGCAGTCCGTCCTAAAATCAGGTTGTGGTCGTGGTTTTTCAAACAGGCCGTTTCTGTGGTATCGATACCGTCGAAAAAACCGGGCTTTACAACCTCAACAAACCATCCCATATCGGTAGGCTTGTCGTACATTGCCGCCATTCCGCCCACCTTCTTTGCGCCTTCACCACTTGCGCGGTATTCAGCGTTAAAAGTCCGGCGTTCAATGCCAATGCCTGTATTTTCTTTATTCTGCTGCTTGCGGAACTCCATTGCCGTCTGTATTTTGTACGCCGGTAGCGGCGGGGTCATTATTAAGTAGTGCGGGGTCGGGTTCTTTGCCAACCTCAACCATGTTTAATGGCCTGTAATGTGCTTTACCGATGCCATTTGGCAATTGGTTCATATTGTCCAATTTGCGCGCATCATCAATATTGTACACGCCGTTTTGCAGCATTTGAACCACGTAAGCGCCCCGTGCGGCACTGTCGCCGCGCATCATACTATCGAGATTGTAACGGAAAAACAGTTTCCCTTTATCACTGCTGCGAAGGATGCGCCGGTTTAGTTCGGCTTCGCGGTTTTTCACAATCGGCCTGATCGAGTGCATTACATACTCAATACTTTGGTGTTCGATATTGGAAAAACTCGCTTTATCCATTTCCGAAAGCATGTGCAAGGGGATGCCGTAAATCCGGGAAATATCCGCTACCGATAATTTAGCAGCGGCGATATATTCCATGTCTTTAGGCGACATTGACATCTGTTTATATGTCATACCGTCGCCCAAAATGGCTATGCCGGAAGTGCTTTCATAATCCCGTAAAACAGAAATGAAGTTTGCCCGTAAGTCTTGTAACTGCTGTTTATTCAGTGGCTTTTGCGCCTCAACCACGCCCTTTACATATCCTCCATTGTTGTACATGGAAGATGTGTACTTCATTGCGCTAATCGGCTGCCCAAACGTTTCCCGGCACACCTGTATCGGGCTTTTTCCGATTATTCCATCCGTGGAGAAATTTTTAAAATGCAGGATTTCCCAATCGGCATAAATATGCTGCTGTCCGTATTCGTCCATGTAGCGATACCAAAGCGTGTCGTCTTTCAAAAACGGCGTTACGCATTCCCGGTTAAGGATTTTAATTTTTGATACCCGGCCACTTCGCCCGTATGTGATATGGGAATATGAATTACCGTGCAAAGATTCGTGCAGCATGGTTGTACTGTCGAACGTGTAGCGCGTGTACAGGCTGTGCGGTTCTTCACAAACTACCGTGTATTCTGGCAGGTCGGTAACTTCTTCAATATCACCGTTATCTAACCTGCGGAAAAGCCCCAAAGACAAAGAAGCGACGGCGGCTGATCTGATACGGCAACAAGCATAAACAGCGGAAAGAGAAAGAGCGGTTTGTTCATTAACTGCAACGCCGCTGCCGGATATTCCACCGGTAAACCAATCAGATAGCCATTGTTCGGGGTTTGATAGCGTACTGCGTAACTCAACAAGTTCGGCGGTTGCTTGCTGCACATTTCGCGCAGTAGCAAGGCCAAACGGACGTAATATGTTATCAAGTAGCGCCATTCCTGCAAAGTTGGTGCAATAATGGTGCTAAATGGTTGCGGGAATGATAACAGAAGTGTTATCATTGTGGGAAAAGGTGTATCTTTGTAAGAAAAATAACGGTATGGCAAGAAACGAAAATTCAAATTATTTCCTTTACATGGAGCCGCGCGCATCGGAAAAATCAGATATGCCGGTTTTAGATGTTTATATTGAATCATGGAGCAGTTTGTTATCTGATTTCTCCATAACGGAGGAAATAACACTACATATAAAACTAATAAAAAATAATGACAACATTAGCGCATTGAAAAAATACGCTTTTTGTGGCCTATTTAATCAATTTTCTAATGCGGCATTTTTACGGATGGTTACGGTAGTATTTGATGAGAAAATATGTAAAGAAAGTGGATTCCTAAAGGTTACTTGTACGGTTGAAATAAAACCCAATGAGTGCGAGGATTAAAAAAAAGAAGCGGCCAACATCGCCGCTTCCGTAAATTTATTTCTGCGCCTGTTTTCGCTTTAACTCATTCGCAGCACGGCGACACCGCACCATGCGAAAGGTAGCATAACCACCATGCTTTTTATACTTCCTTACGCCGTGCCGGGCAAAGAAAATATCTTCGGCCATGTGGTACGCCTTTTCGCGTGTCAGGTCGGGAAACGCTGCGACTTGCTCGTTATATATTTGCTCAAACTCTTTACTGTTGCTTGTATTCATCGTTGCAATGTTTTTTCTAACGTTATTACTGGCAGGTTTTTTAAGCCGTGGCGTTTGAGAAAATCGGACATCAAAAAATCAATATTTGACAACCCCCGAAATCTGAAATCAGATACAATAACCGGTGGTATTTCTTGCTCTGAATATTCCGCAAACGACGCGGCTAAATCTGCAAGACCCATCGCATCCACCCGTAATAAATAAGTAAACGCGTCCTGCGTTTTTTCAAAGTCTACTTTCATATTCTTATAGTTCTAACCGGTGGCGGCGGCGGCGGTGGATTTTTGAATTGTGGCAAATTAGGATTTCCCGAACCGGGCCGCACTTCCGGTATATCGTCTACCGGTTTCTTTTTCGGGAATGCTCCCCAAATTATCCGCGCCATGATAATAAACAGCGATATGATTATGCCTATTTTCATTCGCCTGATTCAATTGCTGTGAGTAATGGAATTACCGTAATGTAAGCGGGCCAATTAATACCGTCAGCATTACCGATAACATCAATAATTGCACTGTTGCCAAAACCCTCGTAACTGTCAACATCAAAACCCATTTGTTCAACTACGTGTTGTGGATGCTCTTTAATTTCAGCCATACGGGCAATATCGAAATCATACTGCAAGCGCAGCGGCCCGTGCCATTTGGACATCCCCGGTGTTTTCAAAAATGCGGCTTCGTCGCCATCTTCGCAGGTAAAAAAGGCAAACCCATTAACGGCCCTGCTATTAAAGTTTTTGATTTCAGCGGCTTTGAGTGGCTCAAAAATATTGAATTGTCCTGCTGACAAATCCAGTTTTGTGTAAAATGTTGATTCGTTCATATTTTAAAGTTTAAGTTTACATTACTGCTGATAAAACCGTGTCGCCTGTTTCGTCGAGATGTTCCTGATATTGCCCGTAAGCCATCACCGTACTCACCGCCGCGTCAATCTTTTCGGGGCTTTTATCTTTGTCCATCATTACATTACCATTCGGGTAATTTTTGATAACGACATTTGATACACACCATGCTAATGCAGGATCACCGCCGTGGGCTATACCAAACTTCAAAACCTCCCGCTCAAACCCTTTAATTGCCGGGGGGCGGAAAGCGTTGAGGAGTTGCGGGAATCGCTAAAAGGCCGTCTTTGTTTTGGGGGTATGGACTTAGCGCCGGTTACGGATTTATCATCTTTAACGCTATGTTTCCCGCCTGAAAATGAGGACGAGCCGATAAAGTTTTTAAAGTGGTTGTGGTGTCCGTATGATAAAGCATTGATACGGGCGGAACTTGACGCGGTGCCGTACTTCGATTGGTACGAAAATGGGTACATGGAACTGACACCCGGCAACGTGACCGATTACAATTTTATTCAGGCAAAAATTGAAGAAGTTTGCGAATTGTATCAGGTTCATTCGATTGGGTTTGACCCGTATTCCGGTACGGAGTTGGTTACAAATCTAATCAATCAGGGTATACCAATGGAGAAATACACACAAACGCAGCCGAATATGTCACCGGCAATAAAAGGATTTGAGCGGGAGGTTTTGAAATTTGGCATAGCCCACGGCGGTGATCCTGCATTAGCATGGTGTGTATCAAACGTCGTTATCAAAAATTACCCAAACGGTAACGTAATGATGGACAAGGATAAAAGCCCCGAAAAGATTGACGCGGCGGTTAGTACGGTGATGGCTTACGGGCAATATCAGGAACATCTCGACGAAACAGGCGACACGGTTTTATCAGCAGTAATGTAAACTTAAAATTTAAAATATGAACGAATCAACATTTTTTACTAAACTGGATTTGTCAGCCGGACAATTCAACATTTTTGAACCGCTCAAAGCCGCCGGAATCAAAAACTTTAATAGCAGGGCCGGAAAGGGCTTTGTTTTTTTTACCTGCGAAGATGGTGACGAAGCCGCATTTTTGAAAACACCGGGGATGTCCAAATGGCACGGGCCTGTTCTTTTGCGGTATGATTTTAATTCCGCTACTAAAGCCGGTATTACCGAACACCCGCAACACATTACAGAACAATTAGGATTTGAGGTGGTGAATTATGAGGGAGTTCCAATTTCCGATTGTGCAATTATTGAAGTGGTCGGAAACATGGACGGTATTAAGTTGCCCGCATGGATTAAAGTATTTGATAAGCCATTTATTTTTTACAAAGAAGAACAGTAATGAAAGTAGACTTTGAAAAAACACAGGACGCGTTATGCCAAAATATTCAGTGTTCACACCAATTGAATCAGAAATATGAAAAAACGTTTTACTATCTTAAAATAAAATTACAAATATGACAGACGAAATATTGATGAATCTTAAAGAAAAAGTTTTGGCGGCAGATGAAATGAGAAAGAAAATCGAACAGGTTGAAAAATATCTTATTGATTTAGATCATGCCGACTATGTATGCGTAAACGGCCCGGATGGCCGATATATTGACCATCCAGACTGCTTAGTAATTGATTCAATTGCTGCGTTAAAGGTAGCGGCAACAAGCAGGCTATCTATTATGAAATCTTTTTTTGAATCGTTATGAAAATAGGCATAATAATATCGCTTTTCATTATTGCGGTGCGGATGATTTGGGAATATTTGCCGAAAAGAAAACCGGCAGACGATACGCCTAAAGTACGGCCCGATTCGGGAAATCCTAATTTGCCAAAATTCAAAAATCCGCCGCCACCGCCGCCGGTTAGGACTATAAAAATGTGAATATGAATACAAGCAACAGTAAAGAGTTTGAGCAAATATATAACGAGCAAGTCGCAGCGTTCCCCGACCTGACACGCGAAAAGGCGTACCACATGGCCGAAGATATTTTTTTTGCCCGGCACGGGGTAAGGAAGTATAAAAAACATGGTGGATATGCCACATTTCGCATGGTGCGGTGCCGCCGTGCAGCGAATGAATTTAAGCGAAAACAGGCACAGAAATAAATTTCAATCTTCATACCGTATTCTTTTCTCCACAATGATAACACTTATGTTATCATTCCCGCAACCATTTAGCACCATTATTGCACCAACTTTGCAGGAATGGCGCTACTTGATAACATATTACGTCCGTTTGGTCTTGCTACTGCGCGCAATGTGCAGCAAGCAACCGCCGAACTTGTTGAGTTGCGCAGTACGCTATCAAATCCCGAACAATGGCTATCTGATTGGTTTACCGGTGGAATATCCGGCAGCGGCGTTGCAGTCAACGAACAAACCGCGCTTTCTCTTTCCGCCGTTTATGCTTGTTGCCGTATCAGATCAGCCGCCGTTGCTTCTTTGTCTTTGGGGCTTTTTCGCCGGTTAGATAATGGCGATATTGAAGAAGTTACCGACCTTCCAGAATACACGGTAGTTTGTGAAGAACCGCACAGCCTGTACACGCGCTATACGTTCGATAGCACAACCATGCTGCACGAATCTTTACACGGTAATTCATATTCACATATTGCCTACGGGCGAAGTGGTCGGGTATCAAAAATAAAAATCCTTAACCGGGAATGCGTAACGCC